AGAACAGTAGAATACGATAAAAACAAATTAAGAATATACACAATAGATATAGAAGTTGAAAGTGAAAAAGGTTTTCCTAATGTAGATGACGCTGAAGAAAAAATGATTTGTATTACAATCAAAGACCAAATAAGAAAATCTATATTGGTCTGGGGTTTAGTAGATTACAAAGTAAAACAAAAGAATGTCAACTATATTAAATGTGAAAGTGAAAAAGATTTATTAAAACAGTTTCTTGCTTTCTGGAAACAATATACGCCTGATATACTAACAGGTTGGAATAGTAAATACTTTGACGTACCTTATCTTATCAATAGAACTAAAAAGATATTAGGTGAGAATGTAATTAAAAGATTTTCGCCTTGGAATATTGTAGATGAAGACCAAGCATATCACAATGGTAGACAAGTTACATTTTTTAGATTACTAGGTATTGCACAACTTGACTATCTACAACTATATGCTAAATTTACAATTAAGAACCAAGAACGTTATACACTTGACCATATTGCATTTGTAGAACTTGGTGAACAAAAAGATAAAAACCCATATGATACATTTAAAGAATGGTATCAAAATGATATACAATCTTTTATAGATTATAATATTGTTGACGTAGAACTTGTTGATAAACTAGAAGATAGATTACAACTTATTGAATTAGCAATTACTATGTCTTATAACGCAAAGGCAAACTTTGAAGATGTCTTTAGTCAAGTAAGAATGTGGGATACAATTATATTCAATGAACTATTGAAAGATGATATTATTGTACCAATGAGAAAGATTGGTAGTGTACAAGCAAAAGAACTTGTAGGTGCATATGTAAAAGATCCTAAAGTAGGTTTCCATGATTGGGTTGTATCATTTGATTTGAACTCACTATATCCTCATTTGATTATGCAATACAATATTAGTCCTGAAACTATACTACCAAAACAAAAAGATATATTGATTGATGACTTGTTAGATAAAAAAGTAAATACAAGTGATGGCAACTGTATTGCTGCCAATGGCACAATGTATAAACGAGACGTACAAGGTATGTTGCCAAGAATTATACAAAAAGAATATAACGATAGAACAATTTATAAAAAGAAAATGTTAGAAGCAGACCAGATGTATGCTAACACAAAAGATCCTAAGTATGAAAAACTGGCAAGAAAATATTATATCATACAACACTCTAAAAAGATTTCATTGAATAGTGCTTATGGTGCGATTGGTAACAAATACTTTAGATATTATGACCATAGACAAGCAGAAGCGATTACTATGTCTGGTCAACTTAACATCAAGTGGATTGAAAAGAAACTAAACGAATACTTTAACAAGTTATATAAAACAGATGACGATTATATTATTGCGTCTGATACAGATTCCGTTTATATTAATATGGCACCACTTGTAAAGATGACAGGTGCAACTGATAAGAATAAAATTGTAAAAGCACTTGATACATTTTGCCATGAAAGATTAGAACCATATATTGCAAAAGTATATAAAGAACTTGGCGATTATATGAATGTAAAAGAAAACAAGATGGTTATGAAACGAGAAGCAATTGCTGATAGAGGTATCTGGACTGCCAAGAAAAGATATATTTTAAACGTACACAATTCTGAGGGTGTTCAATATCCAGAACCTAAATTAAAGATTATGGGTATCGAGGCAGTTAAGACTTCAACGCCATTACCAGTTAGAGATAAACTAAAAGAAAGTTTTAAAATACTAATGTCTGGTGATGAAAAACAAATGAAAGAGTTTGTTATAAACTTTAGACGAGAGTTTGAACATATGACGCCAGAACAAATAGGTTTCCCTCGTAGTATAAACAATGTGGAAAAATATTCTGATACAACATCTATATACAAGAAAGGCACACCAATGCATGTAAAAGGTGCCTTGTTATATAATCATTTACTTAAAAATAAAAAAGTGGCACATAAGTATCAACGAATATATGAAGGTGATAAAGGTAAGTTTGTACATTTAAGAAAGAATATGTGGAATGCAAACGTAATTACTTTTATGGCAGATTTGCCAAAAGAATTTGATATGCACAAACTTATAGATTATGATTTACAGTTTAATAAATCATTTATGGAACCACTAAGATTTATACTCGAAGCAATTAAATGGCGAGTTGACGCAAGCGAAACAAGTAACCTAGAGGATTTCTTTTGATATTAAATAACCAAGACGCTACATGGGCGATGAATTACTTTATAGAATACTTTGGTCAGTATGAAAGAATAGACCAGTATCTTAAAGAACAAAAGTTAGAACAAGTAAAGAACTTTCCATTTCAGTTACCTGGCATGGCAGATGAAGATGATTTTTATGCCAACTTTGAAGTATCTCCTGAAGATATGAAATTTAAAGTTACAGAACCTAATGGTCAAGTATTTGATAGAATGTTAAACAAAACATCTAGTCATACAAACATGTCTAGTATACCTGGTAAGTCTATAAGATTATTAGTTACAGAAACAACTACAAATACTATTGTTGGTTTCATAAGACTTGGTAGTCCTGTAATCAATAGTAAACCTAGAAATGATTATCTTGGTAGACCTCTTGCAACTACAGATTTAGATGAAATGGGTAGATTTAACAATAGTGCTATTATGGGTTTTGTAATTGTGCCAACACAACCATTTGGTTATAATTATCTAGGTGGTAAATTGTTAGCAGCGATTTGTTGTTCTCATCATGTAAGAGATATACTAAATAAGAAATATAATACTAACATATGTTTATTTGAAACAACAAGTTTATATGGTAGTAGTAAATCATCTAGTCAGTATGATGGTATGAAACCTTATTTAAGATTTAAAGGTTTAACAGATAGTCATTTTTTACCACTATTACATGGCGAAGCATTTAAAAAAATGAATGCCTGGTTTACAGAAAGAAACGGAGAACCTTTGGTTGATCCTGAAGCAAGTAGTAGAAAACTCAAAACACAAACAAAGATGGTGTCTATCATCAAAGAAAGTCTAAAGAAGTATGACGCTAATCTATATGATAAGTTTAGTAAGTTTGTAAATAAAACTAGAGACTTAACTGAACAAAAAAGATTTTATATGTCTGATTATGGTTATGAAAATGTACCACAATATCTCAAAAGAGAAACAGACGAACTTAAAAAAGGTTTACATTACGATAAGTTTACATTAGAAAATACAATCAAGTGGTGGCAGAAACTTGCTACTAAAAGATATAATAAGTTAAAAACCAATCAATCTATTAGAAGTGAACTCGAAATATGGCACGAAGACGCCAATATACAAATTATAAGATAGAGCTTGACTTAACCAAAGGAGTGTGATATAATGATACCAATGATTGAAAAAAACCTTGTAATGACAGACTATGTGACTATGGTAAAACTTATACAAGCAACTAGTCAAAGAGGTGCAATAAGACCTACTGAAATGAAAGCAGTTGGCGAACTCTATGAAAAACTAGAGTTTCATTTAAAGAAATTAGAGAACGAACAAAAACAAAAGGAGAAAACAGATGGCGGACTTTCTAAAACAGATAATTAAGGAAACTGGCAATGAATATGCTAGTGTAGTAAGTGAAGGTGTCGAAGCAGGTGATGTAGATAGTTTCATAGATACAGGTTCGTATATGTTTAATGCCTTACTATCAGGTAGTGTAAATGGTGGTCTACCTAGTAACAAGATAACTGCTATTGCAGGTGAAAGTGCGACAGGTAAAACTTTCTTTGTATTAGGTATGGTAAAGAATTTTTTAGATAATAATAAAGACGCTGGTGTAATTTACTTTGAAAGTGAAAGTGCATTAACTAAAAAACTTATTGAAGATAGAGGTATTGATAGTGAACGTATGGTAATTATGCCTGTAACTACAGTACAAGAGTTTAGACATCAAGCATTAACAATATTAGACAAATACAATGAGCAAGATGAGGCAGATAGAAAACCATTACTATTAGTCTTAGATAGTTTGGGTATGTTGTCAACAACAAAAGAAGTTGAAGATACAGCAGAGGGTAAAGAAACTAGAGATATGACTAGAGCACAAATAT